CACTTCTCATCAACTCCTTCAAATAGTTTCATCTGTCTAGCATATTGTTCCGGCAAGTATTCTTTGATAACCTGTTCACTTTCTTTGGCTAACAATAACATTGCCTTTATGAATGTCTGTGCTGATGGTACTCCATGAACGGAAGATATAGTTCCATAGTAACGCATGAATTGTGGCTTCGGTGGAACGCTACCTAATATAACTGACATCTGTGTTGTGCCTACCTTCCTAGCCTGTTCCCTTGTCATTCCGGGATTATCTATCTGTGCCTTTAATACATCTGACCTATCAAGTTTTGTTTTCGGTACATTCTTACTATTGAATTCAGCATTTGCCAAGTCCGCAAGTTTGCACATCTTATCAGGCATTTTACTAATGTAAAAGCCTATCGGTTCGCCATTCTCATACAAAATACAATCATCAACTACATTCGGTTCCCTGTAATCACATCGTGAACCAATCTTTGTAGTGTGTTCAACCTTCTGTAAATCAATGCGTTTCATAGTTAGTGTCTGTTTGGATAGTAGTTAAATCTAATAAAGTCCTGCTTATAAAATTCGTATGCCATATCTTTTGTTTCGGGAGTCCATAAATTAATTGAACGGCTAACATTCAATGGGTTCAATAACTTTAAGAACAAATCATTTTCCATCTTATGAATATGGATTCCTTCTTGAAGCATCTGTGATTGTGGTAAATAGTGCCTTTCCTTTTCTTCTATGTTTATAATAGCGTATAGGAATTCCTTGAATGGCATACCTTGAAAGAAAATATCTTTATCAGGGAATACCTTTCTATCTACTGAATCATATATCTTTTGGCTATACAAACTCATAACCCTATCAAAAGGATTACGAACATAAGCGAAGTTGTAATAATCGTGCAATACTTCTTCTGTGAATTTGAATCCAATATCTTGTCCGTGAATATCCATTTCGTTACCATTCTTGTATGGTATTGTCAATCCTAGTTCTTTGGCGAAATAAGTTTTCAATGTAGTACAACAGGTTTTCGGTAGATACCAATATACTATCTTCTTATCTTCTAATACTATGCCACGATTCTTCATCTTTTGTGTTTTAATTTGATTTCAAAAAATTCTTTATTCTTCTTAATGTTATTGACTTGACAATGATTAGGGAATTTATTTAGTAGGTATAATCCACTAGCCTTTACCCTTTCCTTTGTTCTTGTTATCTGCATACCACCTTTCATCTTGTAGTAATTAGTATCAATCGCTATGTTGTTGAATCTCAATACACTACCGAATCTAATGTAATATAATATGCTCCTTTCATAATCGCCCTTATCATCTAATGTCTGTGCCAAGTAATTGTCGTGGTCTATGATTTGACCGAAACAAGCACCAACGATATATCTTAAATCAGCACTCGGCTTCTTTCCATACATGAATAAGCCATTCTTAACTGCTGACACTCCCCATAACTTTGTCTGTATCTTATTGGATAATTCAAATCCTTTTAATATCAGTTCGTGTAAATCTGTAACCAATACTAATTCTTTGACTGATACGGCTTTATATACCCCTGCTATATCATCATCCATACTGAATACCATTTCCCCCTGTTGAAAGTAATGCCTAATATAGTTCCTTTGATTGCGGATAGTTTCTACTCCAACGATTATGTTCTTTAATCCTAGTACAGAATAATCCTGCTTCTCCTGTTCGTTAGCCACGAATAGATATACATTATCAAGGCTGATATTAGTTTTCTTTAAGTACGCTAGTGTTTTACTAGCCAATACATCAACTCTCTTATATGAAGGAATGGCAATCTTATACATTCTTTTCCTTTTCTTCTTTTAGTTTTTCCATAAGGAAGCCACCAATATATAATCCCTGTTCTCTCCACCACTTAACCAATTCCTGTGCCGCTTCGTAGTGTTCCATCTCAAACTCAATCTGTATTGCTTTCTTAATGTTCTTGGTCATATCGGATAGGTCGCTAGATAAATCATCGCCATTCAATATGGAATAATCTATTTCTTCTGCCTTCTTCCATACATCTAATCCCCAATCATTTAGTTGGCTATCATCCCAATCATTCGCTAACGCATCCCAATCCCATTCACCGAATGAAACATTATCTTTAATCGTGAATTCCCTCTGTTCGCTCTCTGTTAATTCTTTGGCTATGATAACAGGTATATCCTTTAATCCTGCTTCTTGACAGGCTCTTAAACGCATATTACCACCTAGAATAATCATATCACTATTGACAACGATAGGTCTTATCTCTAACATCTTTGGGAACTCCTTAATGGATTTCACTAATGCTTTATACTTATGGTCTTTGATTACCCTTGGATTCTCGGGATTCGGTAGTACCTTACTTATCTTCAAGTACTGGAAGTGCATCTGGGTTGCCATAATCTTCGGATTTAGTTGTGTCAATAATTGGTTGTTCTGTTACTACATTTTCAATGTCGTTTTCAGTTAGCCATTTACTGAATGCTGCGGCTAGTTGAAATACTGCTTCTTCCTGTGGAAGTGTTACGCTTACAATCTTCTTGTCATTGTTGAAGTTGAGTGCGAATGGTTGGTACTCTTTGCTCATTGGATTGATTTTATCGCCCTTGACCTCTATATCTTTTAGGTCTTGGACTATGTTTATTAAAAGATTTCTTTGCTCTACCTGTTTTCCTTTTACCGAATGATATCTTTTTGCTATCGCTTTTTGATTTTGCCATTGTGTATTTCTATTAGATATTCAATATGTTGTTTCTTATCTCCGTATTCAATATGACATGACCTACACAATCCCATCAAGTTACTAATATCATCCTTTGTCTTTGAAGAACCCATACCCCTTGCGTCTATGTGGTGTATATCTACTGCCCTACTACCGCATAACTCACAAGGGATAAAGTCCTCAATACCATAACCGAAATGATTAAGATATACTTTTGTGTGATTCTTCATTAGAAGGGTAAGTCAGTTGATTCTGTTGCAGGTTTCTTGTAGTCGTTTAGTGTAATTGACACATCTTTGCCATATTCATTAGGAACATCAGCGATATTAATATTGATACTGATGTACTCTTTCCCTTCATAGTGATAAGTGTGCTTATGTGCTTCTGATAAACAGATTGAAGCAGTTAGCCATGTCGGGTTTCTTTTCTTACCGCTACCTAGACGGATTTTTTTGGATTTGGTTTGTTCCATTGGTTTTTGATTTGATTTGTTTAACGAATGCTATGATTAAATAATAGTTCATACTATTTATTTTTCTTTGCCCTTTTCTTTGGTTGTTCAACTGATACGAATTCTGTATCAGGTGCTGATTCTAATGGTACATCAACTTGTACGGATTCTTGTACAGGCAATTCCACATTCTGTGAAACATACCAATTATACAAGTGGTTTACTAATTCAGCACGACAACTGCTACACCAATGCGAGAAGTTATGTTTCTCACTTACATACTTTGAATACAAGTAAATTAGATTGGAGTATACATCTTTTTCATAGTTCTTTACGAACTGATGTTTCTTCCACATTTCATATAGAGGATAGTGTCTTTCAAATATCTCTTTGTCAATTTCGTTAATCATAATTCCCATTTATTAGTTATTAAATCCTCAATGTAAAGATACAAGAAGGGTGCGATACTACCTATAAATATAGCATCCATAAAGTTTGTTTTCAACCATAAAGAAAAAAATGTAATCCAAAAGGATAGACAGAATCCACAGGAGAAAGGCTTCATCATCTTTAATTTAGTAAGCCTCCACATAATAGCAGGTGCTTTGAATATGTATAACCATATCATCGGTAGGAATATACCACCTATAAGACAAGTGATTGCTTGATACATTTGCGTATGTTTTTAATTGTTATGAATATTGATGTATGGGGTATGCCTGTTATGGCTGATACTTTCCTTACACTACCTAGTTCTATATACATTTTCAGTACTTCTTTGTCATACCAATATAGTTCCTCAATCTTATTCTGTATGGAATTGATTAATGGTTGGTCATCAAATTCCTCAACTTCCTCACGAATAAACTTTACTATATCTTCAACAGGCAATAATTGATTGTATAATCTCCACATCTTACCATACTTACTATGAAGTTGATTACAACATATTCTTACAATCCAAAATTTAAATACCTGTTTCCCTTTTAATTCTAGTTCCGCTATCTTATCCTTATCATATTCTAATACAATCAATGCTATTTCTTGACGCAAGTCTTCCCAAAGGTCACGACCTATGTTCTTGAATGCTAGTTCAAACTCTTTGTCATAAATCCAATTAATCGCTTTCAAAGTACTCGTCAATTTTCTTTATTGTATCTTGATACCCTTGACCGAATACTGCTTTATAACCCCTAGCATATAATTTAGTTAGCATAATTGCTTGTTCTTTATGATGTTCGTTCTGCCTTAATGTTCCATCTTTTTTAAATACCACATTATCTTCTGTCTTAACTTCAATGAACATTCCATAGAATATCCCTCTCGGTTCGGCTATAAATATATCGGGGAATGCTCGTGAAGATTGTAATGCTTTATGCCTTTTCGCCATACCTATACTCATTCTCATACCACTAGCGAAATCACTACGGAATATAGCATTAGGGTATTTAGTTCTAATGTAATTACATAC